GTTTTCAGGGCTTTTCAGTATCGAAAGTGGCGGTGAGGGTGGGATTCGAACCCAATTTGCCGTTTCGCTGTGTACCTCAATGGTCCGCAGTGCTTGGCTTTGCTGCGAATCCGTTCCGCTTAGTGGCGCTCTATCGCGCTGTGATTTCGACACTTTATCGACAGTCTAGTGTTTCGCTTGCTCAGCGACTTTTGCTGCGGCTCGGTTCTTTCTTTCTTCGATTCGCTTGTCACCCATGTCTTTGACTGTCGTTTGTAGGTCTTGAGTCATCCCGTAAACCACGAATAGTCCGACTACTGTCACGATTGCTTTAAGTATTGCTCTCTCCATCTTTCGAACTCCTTTTCGTGGATTGCTAAAGCGTCTTGTCTGGATGTGTGCTCAATCTTTTCGGGCGTACCAACGCTTAGCCACTTCCGATGTGATTGCTATCCCTCTTTTTGACTGAGCAAGTTTCTGTTTGCCTCATCGTAGTCCGGGCTTCTATGGCCGTTTTCCGGCTGTATCTGGCCAGTTACTAGCCAGAGCGCGTATTCCGGAAACAGTCTCGCAAGAATGCCGACTTCCTCAGTACCTGGTCGGATGATGCCTCTGCTTATGTTTTTCCAGCGGTCGTGATTCTTCCCGCCAATCTCGCTGAGCTTTTTAGGCCCTGCTTGGCGTATCAATAGAATCACCCTATCTCGGACGTCATCCATTTCAAAAAAATCAATCAGGCGCAATATTTACTCCAGATCATACATGGCGTAATATTTGCGCTAAGAGTAAATATTGCGCTAAAGGTTCAGTTTAGCGATTGGCGCGATTATAGCGGAGTAGAGCGGAATGGAAATGGACGGACTCGACGCACGCCAGCTTTACGGGGCACCTCCGCTGATGCCTTGGGAGTCGTTCGTGGACTGGATCGGAATGTCCGATGAGCCCCGCGTTGTCCGCTCATGGATCGACCGTGGATACATTCCCAGCGTCAAGGTTGGTAGGCGTGTGATGGTCAACGTCGTGGCCCTGACGCGCGATTTGCTAGAGAAGGAATCTCAATAATGAACAGTCAACTGAGCCGTGTTCTCAACTCGCTACTGTGCACGCTCGTGCATGTTCGTTGCGCGGCTGTGGGTACTCGGAGCGCCCAAATTTGGGGTGAGTTTGGTGTGGCTCAAGGCCAGATTCGCACGCTACATGAGTTGGGGCTTATTACGTTGGGCCAGCAGTGGCTGCTTAATGATCTGCTGAGCAATGCGAGTGAACATTCTGGTAAGCCGTTTCCTGCGGCTAGGAACGTAGGGCCGGTGATGCCGTGTTGGATCGCATTCGAGCGCCGCCAAGCTGCGGTAAAGCCCTCGGCGCGGGTACTTGCTGATGAGCGTCCCAGCGAAGTATCTGCGCCTGCCTCACGCCCCGAACTGCGACTGCTCTGTCTGCTGGTCAAGGATCGCGACGGCAAAGCCCGATCCCTACCGGTCCACACCATGCGACCAATGCCGCCCCGCGTCTTGCGTACTGGTCGATGGTCGCTGGCAAGTGACCCCACGGTCGAACTGCGCGAAACACACGCCATCCGACCGGCCGCCGAAGTATTGGAGCGTTGTGCACGACAGTGGCAAGCCCACGCCTTACGTCCCGCTGCGCGAACCTTTTCAGCTGGTGGGGTGAGCCATGTTGCCTAGATACCTCGTCGTCATCGCCCGCGCATGGTGGTTTCCCCTGGTGATGGGTGTGGTTCTCGGAACCATCACGACAACGATGGCTGTAACGGAAGCGCTTAAGGCGGTCGATCCGCTGATTTGTGCTCAGCCTGTTGGCCTGAACGAAAACGCTCTCCCGGAACTGATAGGGGAATAAGCATGGCAATCCCAACGCGCAAAGATCCAGCTGAAGCCGGCGACAAGGAACGGCGGTTCTATGTGTTCGCACCGGCCAGCGTGGTGCTCGCATTGCAGGCTGAAGGCGTGGCCCGTGTGACTGACCCGTGGCGGCTGGGTGGTGCGGTGCTGGCTCAGTGGGTGGCGGCGGGGTGCCCGGACGAAATCAAGCCGCGCGATGAAGGTGACCGGGGATGATTTACATGGTGGTCATGTCGGGGCTGGAATTCCGCGCGTATCGGAGCGGTAGCCGGCAGTTGCTGGCCGGCGCCTTGCTCTGCAATGAAGGCGTCGGCCAAGCGGCTGCCTACGCTCCCAGCTCGGGAAGCGCGCTGGAAGCCCCGCACAGTGATTGTCAAGTCAAGGGGACGTGGAATACCGCAGACCGGCGCGCTTCATGCCGGTCAAGGATATGCCGCGAAAGCCCCTTGACTCTGCACGAAACAAAACAGCCTCCGCTCGGGAGTGTGGGAGGCGCTTTTCCTCCCGCGCTCCTGAGCCCTCGGCGGCAAGAGTGGGATGACAAGGGCAAAGCCCTTGGTGTTGCGATAGGGATCGTTACCCGAAGGGCCAAGACAACTTGTTGGCTTGGTTTGCGAAGCAAATAGAGCCCGGCCCGAAGGGATCGCCCAATAAGTTAAGTAAGAAATACCAGTCAAGTCGAATGAGGAAAAACAGGGGAAACGAAAGTTCCCCTGAAAGGAAAACTCGGCTTGAAACATGGGAAATCCGCGCAATAAGCGCAACTAAAAGAGGAAACACAACATGGCACGTTCGACAATGGAAGTAGCGTTTCTTGGTACACAGAAACTTGCCTTCAATCAAAACGGCAATGACGTGAAAATCGTCAAGGTCTTTTATGGCGACGAAGCGGACGGCGAAACCGAAAACGGCCTGTCCATAGTAAGTATGGATGTGCCGCTCGAAGTTGCGGATGAAGTATTCGCATCTGGTGCCAACTTTCAGCCGCTGGAACTGGTTCGTATTACTTTCGAAGTTGCCCGCGCTGGCAAGCAAAAGGGAAACAACTTTTGCGTGCACATTGAATCGGCTAAGCCCAGCGCGCAAGTGACCAAGACAGCCGCACCGCAAGGTCAGCAAACCGCCAAGCCTGCTCCCGGTGCTCAGCCGGAACCGGGTAAAGCCAACTAACGGGAGGGGCGAGCCATGTTGAGCGAAGACTGCGTGATCTGCGACTGCTGCGGCAACGAAATGGGCAAGCTCATGGCGCTGCCTGCCCCGCAAAGCGATCTGCTGCCGGACCTCAACCTGCCGCCCCATTTCGCCGTCTGCCCCGACTGCGAACCGCTCGAAC